GTTGCGCTTGATGATGACGAAGCCGCCGTAGTTGTTGCCTGTGTAGGCGTTGAGTACGTCCTCGGCTGTGCGGATATTGCTCTTGAACTTGGCACGGGCGTTAGCCACCACCTTCTTCAGAGACTCTATGATGCCCTCGATCGGCAACTCAATAATGTTGGCGTACTTCGGTCCGAGCAATATGGCGGCAGCCACAGTAACTGTGCACCCAGCGTGCCAGTAACGCTCCAAGTCAGCAAACTCCATCATCTCCTTGAGCCGTGCATCCACTTTAGCCAGCATTCTCTTGGCAACGTCTTGGTGAGTAACGAGCCATCGAATCCACGCCTCTCCAGCCACGCCGTAGTTCTGCTTCAGACCTTTGAGTTTCTCGCGTTCCTCTGCCGTCCACTTGAGTTCTTCGCTAGGGTTCCACTCCAGCATGCGGTTTAACTCGCCGTTGGAACTGAACGTCCTAGCACCCGCCATGTAGTCGAGCAACTGCACATTGGAAGTCATCGTGCCCGTAGCCGCCCACACGCTGTGGTTGATACGCTCCTTGTTAGAGCCCGCCTCCATCCGCTCCTTACCCAAACCCTCGGCATAGTCGAAGATGAAAGTTGGTGCCCACTCCATGTCTGCACGGCTCCGGCTGGTGATCTCGTCAATCAGTAAAGGCAAACTGTTAAGTAAGCCAGCGCGTTGCATCATGGCTACGGGGGACGTACTCTTGCCGGTGCGGTAGCGCACGGGGTGACCCCACACGCCAGCCTTGGCGCTCAGAGTTAGGGACTTACCCGTACCGGATTGGCGTGAGCCGATGTGCCACATGAACCCCTCGTACTCGGTGAACTTCATCAGGGTTGAGCCAAACGAGTCAGCACAAGATGCCAGCGTGTCGTACATCTTCTTGGACTTGAAGACCTCCCAAACCTCGCGCCACTCGTCGAGTGTGCCTTTGCTGTTGGTGTTGCGGTTGATGTTCTCAAGCCCCGGCATGGGGATACGAGTCTCGCGTCCGTCTTTGGTGAACACGCGGTTGTTATAGACGAATGACATGTCTTCTTGCCAGCCACATTGGAACGGCACGACGATCGCCTTCTTCTCCATCGACGCCTTCTCAACGCTTGCCAGCACGTAGTCGTATAGGTTCTTTTGATGGAAGCCACCAGCCACAATGTTCTGACTAGCCAGCCACTTGAGAGTCTCGTCCTTACTCACGATTGATCGCTGTGGAAAGTTGAGCGTTATCACGCCTTCGGGGCGTACAGCCGCCATGTGAATCAGATGGTCGTTCTCCTGCTTGAGCAAGTCAACCACAAACAAGTCGTAGCCAAGTAGTTGTACCTCTTTGGTTATCTTCTTGCCCTCGGCATCCTTCTCCTCAAGCGTGCGGTAGACGCCACCATTCTTGCCATAACTAAAGCCTCGTGGGGGCACGGGGCGGGTGATGGTTGGTGCTGTGTCCTTGACGCCCTCGTCGTCAAAGTCCTCGTTAAAGTCTTCGTCGATCGACTCTGGCTCAGGCGTAAACGTCTCAAGCGAAATGGTTTTCTCGGTGTTGTCGACTTGAATCTCACGCCCAAGGATGAGCGGGTTGGTGATCTTGCCCCAGTGCGGACACTTAGGGCAAACCCCTAGATTCTCCCTGTCCATCTTGGCGCAGGCGTACGGGCCTTTGATCTCAGATAACTTCTGGTGCATGCGCTCCAGTGGGTACGGGTGCAAGTCACTCAACTCAATCGCATGCTCCATGCCGTCTGCGCACTTCTGCGTCCATGACAGGATGCCACGCCACACAGGCTCCTTGCCGTCTTCTGTGGCTGTCGCTATGTAGTCGTCGATCTGACCGCAACCCTTAGCGCGGATATTGGCAAACAACGTGATGCTGTTCTCCACCAGTTTGACTTGGTTGGCGTCAGGCTTACGGCTCGGGCGTGTGCCCTCAATCTGCTCACTTGGCGTGGGCATGACAGGAGCGACGAGGTTGCCATACAAGACCTTGGAGAAGTCCTCAAGGTTAAAGACATCGCCCTCTTGTAGTATGCGCACAGGGCGCGGCGTCGTGTACTTCTTCTTGAAGTTGGTTGTCTCAGGCACCCGCAGGATACGGGCTAAGTCAGCGGAGACACCTTCGTCTATCTTGAACCCTTCTTGCTTGCACAGTTCCTTTAGGTTCTCTGCAAGTGGTTGCCAAATAGATGCGGGTAGGGAGTCCACCAAAGGCCAGTAGACATGGAGTCCACCGCCAGAGTCCACCACCCAAGGGTTGCCGAGTTTGTTAAACCCAGTCTTCTCAAGGAACGCGTCCAGCGCCAGTGCCGCTTCCTTCTTGCTGGCATAGCCGTCCAAGTCCACAAAGAACGATCGTACGAACTGGGCGTTAGCCGAGCCGCGCTTCTCGTCGAATGTAGAGACTGCGTAGAAGCAGTCGTAGTTCAGTTTATGCCAAGCGTCTACCTTAGCAACGATGTCAGCAAGGTTGTCTGCATAGAAGTGTTCCTTCTTTTTTGTGAGTTCTACCGCGCAATACAGGCCTTCGCCAGAGGACGGCAAAACCACCGCTAGAAAATCAGCGGGTGTCATGTGTATCCTTTGGTTATTGTTTGGCTACTGCTACGCCAGCGGCAAAGCCTTCTTCAAAGGCTTGCTCATACATCTTATTTTGTGCGCTAAGAAGTGTGTCGTTCTGATCTATCAAGACTGCCATGCGTTGTAGTAACACGTTGCCCCAAGACTCAGACAGACCTTTAGGGTTTTCCAGTAGCGCGTAGCGTAGTATCTCATTGTCAGTCAAGGTGTCAGGTCGAAGGTTTTGCATGTTGATCTCCACGCCACGTCAGCATTAGGCGAAGTTTTTAGTATAGAAAGAAGCGCCTCGACTACGGGTCGATACGCCACGAAGACCTCACCCCCCGCGAACCAGTTGTAGACTGACTGGCGCGATGCACCAGTAGCCTTAGCAATCTTAGTCACGGGGAAATCAAGGTGTACCGCCCAACGCCCAAGTTGGTTTCCCAAAGTCTTAGGCGCTTTCTTAACGGTGTCTATGATTTGCGGTGAGTAAGCCATTACTCGTTCTCGTCCCAATCATCAACCATAGCGGCTAGGTTGCTTTTCTTGGCGGGCACAGCGTTTGGCTTCTTCTCTTCCTTACGAACAACAGGCTCTTCGTCGCTTTCCTCCACTGGATCAGGTTTTTTCTTTGCCTTTGGGGCAGGGGCGGGGGCTTCTTCCTCCACAGGAGCGGCTACGGCAGGAGCAGACTTAGCGAACGTCATGGTGACAGCACGCTTGGCTTCGGGCGTATTGCCTTTGGCTTGGCAAGTCTCGTTCTCATCTTCAGTCAACCAACGCATAGTCTTGAAAAACAACTTGGGTGACTCAGACTTGGTGTCGAAGCGCATACGGGTGATGACTTCGCTTGGGTCAATGTTCTGCGCAGTCAACCAACGAGCGTACGCCTGAAGTGGGCGGTTCTCTCCATCTTCCTTACCAAACACAGATGTGGCAGGGGCAGTCAACTGGAGAACATCTCCGTCCATATCATTAGCCAACACTACGGCAAGACGTTGTTGGTAACGGCAAGCGCGGCTATTACCTTGACCAGAGCCCGCGACGTTCTTTTCGCACGCAGCACAGGTAGATGCTTGGGGGTTCTCTGCATCAGGTGCAGGCTTGTCACCATCTTGTGAGTAGCAGTCAGGTGAACTGCTTGCGCCGTCATAGGACTTGGCGTACCACACACGGCTAACTTTAGGTGCGGCGTTCACGATCACCACGTCGAGGTAGCGTTCTTCAATCGCGGCAACTTCTTTGCCACTGGCGATCAAACGAAACACACCACCCTTGATGGAGATGTTCTTACCGCCAGCACCTGCACCACCACCGGCTAGGGCTTTGGCTACGGCAGACAACTGACCGCGATTCTTTGCAAAGGCGGGGACTTGGGATGGGTTAAATACAGCAACATTGCTCATTGTTTTTTCTCCTAAAACTACTTGGTTGGTTTACGAACTGAAATGCCATACTCGGTCATCGAGTTAAGGCCGGGGGGTACAACTCCGGGGTTCTCTTCTAAGAAGCGTTTCATGTTGAGTTGCGATATGCGTTGTTGAACTAAGTCAAGCGCGTCGTACTGCTTCATGAACTCTTTGAACGAGTCCCAGTCTTGTGTGTTGTAGTTTGTCGTTGTCGACAAGACTACTGTGCCTTGGTCTGTGCGTACAGACTTCACACCAAGTTTCAACAT